AACAAGCAGAAACTTTCTGGTTTTACAGGTGGATCTACAAGATTTGACCCAGCTGAAAACAAAAGATTAGTTGCTGCGGTTGATGTGTACGAATCTGATTTCGGTGCTTTACAAGTAACACCAAACAGATTCCAAAGAGCTAGAGATGCATTCGTAATCACTCCAGATTTATTTGCTGTAGCTTTCTTAAGAGATTTCTCTTTAGAAGATTTAGCAAAAACTGGTGATGCTATGAAGCAATTCTTGTTAGTTGAGTACACTCTTGAATCTAGAAACGAAGCTGGTTCAGGAATTGTTGCTGACTTAACAACATCATAATAAACCAAAAAATATAGGGGGGATTATTCTCCCCTATATCTAACTTAACTTAGTTTGGTCTTTGAAGTCTAAAGACGGAACGAAGCAAACAAAGGAAAAATAAAATGAGAACATTAAACGACTACTTCTTAACTGCTAGATTAGCCGATGTATCTGCTGCTAGTTCAGTTAACATTGCTGTACCTGACAGAGGTAAAATTATTAAAATTATTTCTGTATTAGGTGGCGCAATAACAACAGCTAATGCTGCTGTGACAAGTGCTGTAAATGGAACTACTGTAACAGGTGGTGGATTTACAGTTGCTTTCTCAGGATCTGCTGCTGGAGATATTGATACTGCTGAACCAACAGCTGCTAACAATGTTGAAGAAGGTGATTATATAACTATTACTTCAGATGGTGGATCTTCTACGACTCAACCATTAGATATAACTGTTATTATTAGAAGATAATTATAGTGGGGATAGCAATATCCCCATTTAACTAGAGGAAAACAAATGGCTAAAAAGAAAAAAGAATTAAGTTTAGATGAAAGAATTGATAGTATCATTGAATTATTAGAAGATTTAAGATACGAACAATCAAAGAAACAGGAGTGTGAGAATTGTAAAGATGATGACCACACAAATATTAACGATGAAGATGAGGAGAATGAATAATGGCAGGCAATAGTACAGATCCAGCTTTTGCAGTTGTATCAAATGAAAACGTTTCTTACACAGGAACAGCTGCGGCTAGCGCTGCTTTCGCTTCTGGAATAAATCATATTAGAATTGTAGCAACTACTGCTGCTTATTATAAAATAGCAGGAACACCTGTTGCAACTTCTAGTGATACATATTTACCAGCAAACGTAATTGAGATTATCAGAGTAAATCCAGGTCAGAAAATTAGCTTTATACAAGTTGCTTCTGGCGGAACTGCTTCTGTTAGTCAAATGTCCAAATAGTGAAAAAAGCCAAAGGCGCATTTGGTTACGTCTTTTTTAAAAAAACAAAAAAGAAAAGACCAGGCAGACATAGTAAAAGACCAAATAAAAAAGTAACTAAAAAGAAATACGCTGGTCAAGGCAGAGTATGACAAAGGTAGTTGAAAAAGAAGGTTTGATGACAACCACTTATCATCAAGAAAAAGATAAGGTTGTTATTGAAAGAAACATAGATTACAAGCCCATTGTTGAGCATAATAAAAAATTATACACAGAGAACAATGGCTATTCTAAATCTAAAGATTTAAAAAGAGTTGCTTCTATTCCAACTTTAGTTTTAGAAATTTGGACTAAAGAATATAATGGTGATTCAAATTGGTTTGCTTTACCATCGGATGTTCAAAAACAAATATTAAAAAAGAAATTAAACAGTTCTGAATTTCAATTTTTCAGAACAGCACCAGGTAGATTATAATGGCTTTAAGCACATACACAGAATTAAAAACAACAATAGCTAATTGGTTAAACAGAACAGATTTAACATCTGAAATATCAGATGATTTTATTGTTCTTACTGAAGCAGATTTAAATGCTAAATTAAGAATACGTCAGATGCATGACCAAGCAACAATTACTATTGATGACGAAATTGAAAACGTACCTACAGGATTTTTACAAGTAAGAGATTTTTATATTTTAAGTAATGGTCAAAAGTTTCCAATGACTTTTATTTCACCAGCTCAAATGGATTCTGTTAAAGCATCTTCAACAACTGGTGTTCCAAGCACATACACTATATTAGGTTCAACATTTAGATTTGCACCAAGACCAGATAACACTTATACTGGTATATTAAATTTTTATAAAAAGTTCACAGCTTTATCATCTCAAAATACTTCTAATTATATTTTAACTGACCACCCTGCTGTTTATTTATATGGTAGTTTATTTCATGCTGCTAATTTCTTAGGTGGTTTTGATCCTAACCAAGTTCAACAATGGTCGCAAATGTATCAAACAGCTCTTGAAAGAATTGAATTAAATGATAGAGAAGATTCTTTTTCTGGATCTCCATTACAAATTAGATCCGATGTTACAGTCGCTTCTCCATTTACAAGAAGATACGTTACAACAATAACTGAATAATAGCTATGCAAGTACCTTTTGGTGAATGGTTACCGGATCAACCAGAACACTTGAATCCAGGTGCGAACGTTGCTAAGAATGTTTATTATGCTTTACAAGGTTATAAACCATTTAAAAGTTTGGTTGCTTATAGCTCCAATACAGCTACAGCAAATTCTAAGGGTGCTGGGTCATTCAGAGATAATACTAATACTGTTTTTAATTTTGTTGCAACTAAAGATACCATTTACGAATTAAGTTCAGGTTCATTTACAGAAGTAGGTGCTAAAGGATTATTATTAAATAATTCATTTGCAACTTGCACAATTACAGTTTCTGATTATGCGAATATTGCAGCTGGTAGTACTATTACATTGTCTAAAAATAATGGAACAACAGTAACATTTACTGCTACTACAAGCTCTCCATCTGCATTAGAATTTCAAGTTCAAACAGATAATAATACCACAGCTACAAATTTAAAAACTACTATTGATAACCATGTAGATTTTTCTGCAACAGTAGTTGGCGCAGTAGTTACAGTTACAAGAGCTGCTGTAGGAAGAGATAATTTAACTAACGTATCTACTGATATTGTAAGATTAACAACAACTAACTTTGTTGGTGGTACTCCATTAACAGGTGGAGATACAGACTTTGTTACATTTACTCAATTTGGAAATTACGTCATAGCAAGTAACGGTGTTGATGCTCCACAATATTATTTAATGGGAACTTCAACTGCATTTAATAATTTATCTGCTATTGCAACAGATGGTAGTCCACCTTTGTTTAGAGTATCAGGAGTTATTAGAGATTTTTTAGTTACTGGAAACATATCTGGTGCAACAAATAGAATTCAATGGTCTGGTATAAATGATATTTCAACTTGGACTGAGGGTTCTAAATCAGCAGACTTTCAAGATTTACCAGGTTCAGGCGGTAGAGTTGTAGCGGTTACATCAGGCGAAGTAGGTTATGTATTTAGACAAAACCAAATTATTCGTATAGACTTTGTAGGCGGTGCAACTGTATTTAGATTATCAGTTATATCTCCAAACAGAGGTGCAGTTTATGGAAAGACTGTTTGTCAAGATAATAGAAGAGTATTCTTTTATGCTGATGACGGATTTTTTCAAATAGACGGTGATAACATTATTGCTATAGGCGCAGAAAAAGTTAATAGATTTTTTGATGCTGATTTAAATAAAGCATACACAGATAGAATTGTTGCAACCGTTGACCCATTTAATCAACTTGCTTTATGGTTATATCCATCAGCTAATAATACAAATAATACAACTGGTATTTGTGATAGGATTTTAATTTATAATTACGCAACTCAGAAATGGTCTATTGCAGAAGTTAATGCTAGCCAAATATTTTCTCAGTTCGTTGGTGCATATACTGTAGAGTTAATGGATATTATATCTACTAACTTAGATAATATTAATATTGCATTAGACACAGACTTTTGGAATGGTGGACAATTATATTTAGGTGCAATTGATAATGATTTTAAAGCAGCTATATTTGCAGGCAATGCTTTAGAAGCTGAAATTGAAACTAGAGAATTAGAAATATTTCCAAACTCAAGATCTAATATTACTGGTATTAGACCCATTGTTGATGCAACAGCAACGGTTACTATTAAAACAAGAGAACGTCTTGCAGATACAGAAGCTGAATCAACAAGCTCTACAATGACTAATAGTGGATTAAACCCTGTTAGAAAATCAGGTAGATATATTAGAGCTAATGTTAAGATAGCATCCGGTACTAACTGGAATCATGCACAAGGCATTGATATTATTGCAAGTAGAGCAGGATATAGATAATGGTAGATATTGTTGAAAAAGATTTAGATAATGTTAGATATTCTTTTGAGACACAAGAATATTTTCAAAGACAGGTTGAAGAAGCAGTAAATGTCTATATAAATAAATTTAACACAGAAAACGATAAAGTTTTCACATGGTTCATGGGAGATTAATATGGCAGGAATAAAAGATTATAGTACAACCGCAGCAAATAACACTACAATAGGAAGTATTAATACAGCAGAAGGTATGTTGCCTTCTAATATTAATAACTGTTTTAGAGGTTTAGGTGCTGAAATTAGAGAATGGTATAACGATTCTCAATGGGTTATTTATGGTGATGGAGATAATGGTTTTACTATTACTTACGCATCAGCAACTTCATTCACAGTATCTGCTGTAGATGTAACAACTTATTATCATGTTGGTCGTAGAGTAAAAGCAGAAGGTTCTGCAACAGGAACTATATTTGGTACAATTAGTGCAACAACATTTTCAACAAATACTACAGTAACAGTTACATGGGATAGTGGTTCATTATCTAACGAAGCTATTACAATTTATCTTGCAATATTAACTAAGACTAATGATTCAATTCCTGAATTAGTTATCACAAATGCTAAAGTTGCAACTTCAGCTGCAATTGCTGCTACAAAAATTCATGATGGTTCTGTTTCAAATACTGAGTTTGGATATTTAGATGGAGTTACATCTGCAATACAAACCCAAATAGATTCTAAACAAGCTACAATAACAGGTGCTGCTACTACAATTGTATCATCTGACTTAACAGCAGATAGAGCTTTAGCATCTAATGGTTCTGGTAAAGTTGCAGTATCTTCTGTAACAGCTACTGAGCTTGGTTATGTATCTGGAGTAACAAGTGCTATTCAAACGCAACTTGGAACTAAACTTACAGCTTCAAATAATTTATCTGATGTATCTTCTACATCTACTGCTAGAACTAATTTAGGTTTAGCTATTGGTACAGACGTACAAGCATATGATGCTGAACTTGCAGCTATCGCAGGATTAACTTCTGCTGCCGACAAAGGTATTCAATTTACAGGATCAGGAACTGCCGCAGTATTTGATTTAACAACTGCTGGTAAAGCATTATTAGATGATGCAGACGCATCAGCACAAAGAACTACACTTGGTCTTGGAACTATTGCAACCCAAAATGCAAACAACGTAGCTTTAACTGGTGGAACAATTACAGGATTAGGTGATCCTTCAGTTTCTTCTGAAGCCGCTACTAAAAATTACGTTGATACTTTAGTTACTGGATTAAGAACAAGAGTTATTGCAAGAGTTGCTTCTACTGCAAATGTTAATATTTCTACAGCATTAGAAAATGGTGATACCTTAGATGGTGTTACATTAGCAACAGGAGATAGAGTTTTATTAAAAGACCAATCTACTGCATCTCAAAATGGTTTATATATTGTTGTAGCTTCAGGTGCTGCTTCAAGAGATCCAGAATTTGATATTATATCAGAAATAGCTGGACAGTTAATTTTAGTATCAGAAGGTTCTATTCATGCTGATGATTTATTTTTATGTACAACAGATACTAGTGCTACACTTGGTTCTAGTTCTATTTCATACACACAGGTATTTCCAAGTTCAGGTGGAACAGTTACATCTGTTGCAATTGCAGACTCAGGATCATCAGAATTTACAGTAACAGGAAGTCCAATAACTTCTTCTGGTACAATATCACTTGCAGTTAATTCAATAGCTGCAACTAAGATTGGATCAGGTACAGTAGATAATACAGAATTTGGTTATTTGGATGGCGTAACTTCAGCTATTCAAACTCAAATAGACAATAAGGCAAGTAATGGTTTTGCGATCGCCATGTCAATTGCCTTGTAGGTAAGATTGCTTTATAGTAACAAATAATATAATAGGAAATAAAATATGGCACAAAATTTTAGAAGATACACAAACAACGATGTAGGTACATCTGCTGCAACATCTTTCACTGCAAACTCATACGATACAGTAGTTGGAATATCAGTTGCTAATATAACAGCTTCTGCAGTTAATGCAGATGTTTATATTAACGATGGTACTAACGATATTTATTTAGTCAAAACTGCACCAATACCAGCAGGATCAGCACTACAAGTTTTAGATGGTGGTGCTAAGTTTGTTATGCAAAGTGGAGATGCACTTAAAATAGTTTCAGACACAGCTTCATCATTAGACGTTTGGGTATCAGTCGTTGATGATATTTCAACATAGGATTAAACAATGGGTTACATTGGAACAAAACCTGCAGCAGTACCTTTAACTTCTGCTGACATAACAGATGGTATTATAACTTCTGCAAAGATAGCTAATGATGCTGTTGTAACTGGCAAGATTGCAGATGGTACAATCGTTAATGCAGATATTAATGCTAGTGCGGCAATAGCTTCAACAAAATTATCAGGTGTAACTTCAGAAGTTAAAGCATGGGTTAATTTTAAT